GCTTTTAACAAGACGCTTTTACCTGAGCCACTATCGCCTGTGATGTAAACAATGTCCGTAGGTCCTATCTTCAGTTCTACATTATCGTAGATAACGAATTTGCGGTGTTCGTCCACGCCTAAACCGAAGGCTTCAGCCACCCCGATTGTTCTGGGCGTTATTTCAGTGGCAGTTTCATAAGCTATGTTAATTAGAAATTTTCCTTCATGCCTATCATAAGTGCGTCTATATTGGCGGATACGGAAAAACTCACGTCTTCTCATCTTGTTACACCCGTCATCTTACGTTTCCGAAGCTTCTCCCTGAGTTTTTTGAGCTTGTTTTTCCCGCTCATGCTGCCACGCCCCGCTCAGCCTTTTCCAGCTCTTTCTCCAAAGCCTCAACCTTCGCGGCAAGCTGTTTCACTGCGCCGATGAGCAAGCCCACCAAGGCTCCAGCATTGATTAGCCCGTTTTCAGTAACTTGTGGCGGTAGGCTTTCAGGGTCAGCCAAGGGCATGCCCCGCTTGTCTGTTTTTCCGTTTCCTCTTATGCGTTTGATAAGTGCTAAATCGTCTAAGGCATCGAACTGTCCCAAAGCCTTGTACCATACGCTGTTTCCCGCTATGCAGTTCCAGTAGGTTGTGGTTGTGCCAACGCTTCCGCTGTCTGCTGATGGAGGCATAGCCTGATTCAGCGAAGCGAGGTTCTGTATGGCTTGGCTGTTCATGTTTAAGGCTGCACCCATGGTTATTCCGCCGTTGAAGGTTCTGGCGTTAGCGAAAACCGTTGGTATGCGGTCTTCTGCGAAAACTCCGCTTGTTATGTCGCCTGCAGCATGGTTGTGGCTTGCTGGAGCATAACGCCCGTTCGGATTAACATACATGGGGTCATAGTCTGCGCCTTGAGCCTCCAACACGTAGCCGTCTGTGCCTCTCGGAAGCCTTGCCAATGGGAATTGTCCGCTTGTGATTATTGCTGTGTCTGCTGTTACGTTCTGTAAGATGCGGTCTGCTGTGATGACTATGTAGCCGCCAACCATCAGTTTCCCAGCGAGAAACAGGTCTCGCCAACGTTTCGGCGTTGTGTTCTCTCCCAAATCATAAGCGTTGTCTGCGTCTGGAACAAGGTGAAAGTTGAAAAGCATGTTGCTAACGTGAATGTCTACTGCGTGAATTTCTTTCCAGCGTTTAGGTGAGGCTCCGCCTAAGCCAAGGGTTCTTGCATTATCGCTGTCTGGAACTATGTCTCCGCTACTTTCAAACTGATTAGCAGCTAAGCGTTTAAGCCAAGTGTCTGGAGCTGTTGCGCCTCCAGGACCAAAAGCCAAACTGTTCTGGGTTAGCCTTGCTTTGGGGTTGGCTTCTCCGTATGTTATGATGTGCAGGTAGCCATCTGTGGGCAAGAGCAGGCTGGAAACGTATGCAACCTTAACCTTCTTGTCAGTTGCACCGACTTCCAGTATGTTGTCAGCTTGAGGCTTAAGATACTGTGCTTTAAGCTCAAGGCTGTTGTCTGCGACGCGTTTGAGGTAAACGTCTGGAGCGTTTATGCCTCCGGGTCCAAATTCAAGCAGCTCTTCGGTTAAGCGGGCTTTAGGGTTGTCTTCGCCTTGAACTTTTATGCGTAGGTCTCCGTAGGGCGAGGCTTGTCCCTTGTAGAGCACGAGGAATTTGCTGTGCAATTCCTTCCAATGCTCTGTTTCACGCCCAAAAACGCCATGCTCATTATCGCTTGGAATGAACAAGTGATCTAAAACGGCTGAACCTGCTTTGTTTTTGGTGCGGAAACGAACGATGTCAACCGTGTCGCTGTAAGGCCCAATATGTTTAGGACAGATCCACCCTGTTATTCGGTCCCAGCCGCCCGTGTTGAGGTTAGGCCACGGATCTCCGTTTTCGTCTCCAGCCTCGTGTCCACGAGCATGTGCGCCTACACCTGCACCAGCCATTGTCGGAATTTTGAACCTTCCAAGTTTTGTTCTTGCGAGCTTTTCCACAGTAACAGTTGTGCTGCGCATTCCATAAAGATAGTCAGCCAGCAGGGGCGGAGCCTTCCCAAGCTCCAATGTGATTTCAAGCGTCTGCGTTTTAGCGTCTACGCGGTATTCCACACTTTCAATGCGAAAGTCGCTGTCCACATTCTCGTTTGGCAATGTTACGTGGATTTTGTCCATTGGAAGCAGCGGAGTATTGTCATAATCTAAAACTGTGGTTCTTAGTCGCAGGTATTCTGCTGGATTTTTCAGATGGTCAAGAAGGGCTTTTGCTCTTCTTTCGCAAGCGTTGTCGCTTGTTAATTCCTCGTCCACTTCCACCAGCTCTCTTAAGCCATAGTTGTTCTGGCTTGCTGTGTCTTCTTGGATGCTTTTCCATCTTCCGTAGCCGAAGTGGAACATGTCAATCCACCAGTTGCCATGGCTGAGGTATTTCTGGTCAACGGAAATTATGACGGTTTTAATTTTTGTCCAGTCAAAGCCCGATTCAATGTAGTCCCAGCGGTCAGCGTTGTAGCTGCCCCATGGAATAATGATTTTTTCCCATTCGTTTTGTTTTGTGAAGCTTAAACGTTTGTCAGCGTATTTACCGTTGACGTCTTCAGCCCGCAAATACCCTGTTTTCTCATGGTTTCCATCGATGTAGATGGCGAAAATAACCTGTGGATACTCGTCTGCATTAAGCTCTTTTCCTGCGTTAAACTGGAAGCTGGCAGACGTGTAATAGTTATAGCCTGATTCGACAACTTTGACGCTTTTATCTCCCGTATGTTTATGAGAACTGTCCAACGCCAAGTCTGTGCTACCCGTTTTAACGGTCCATTTTCCATACTCATCATGCACAAGCTCATCTGAATTATTCCAACCCGTTCCGCTACTAACAGACAAATCTTCAGTAAGCGTGTCACTGTAAGGCTGCCCATCTTTATCAACTGGAAAAGGCTTCTCAGCAGTGCCGTAAACATAGATTCTGTTTCTCACGCGGTGAATATCCTTACGGAAAGAGCTAACCTCAATTTTTTCGCTGAGGCTTACAGGCGATGTCTTACTGTTCCTTGGGAAAAACTCAAACTTGCCATCAGGCGCAACACGGAAATCGTAGCCTATAACACCGTTTTTGTCTGCTGATTCCGCAATGTATTTCAGAACGTCAAAAGCAGGCGTGTTCTCATACTCCAATTTTGTGTAAGTCGTATCCGTCTTTTCAATGAGGTCTATCCACACCTTGCCGTTGGCTGCAACCGTGTAAGTATTGGCAAGATTATTCACCATCGTAACCGTGTTTCCAGCTACTGAAGCAACCTCATTGTATTCCCAAGCATTGTCATCTTTTATCTTAACGAGCATTCCAACACTGAAAATTGAACCGTCTGCAACAACACAATCCTTCTGCCCTGAAGCGGCATCGCTTGTTAAAGCACTGTTCTCTCGGCAATGGTCCAAGCCAACGTAATGGTCGACAAGGTCCCTAACGATTTCTTCGCCCTTCTTGTTCTCATAAGTCTTGGTTACAACTCTGCGGAAAAGCTTCTCACCCCAGCATCTACCACTAACACGAACATAGTTTTCTGTGGGCGTGGATTCGTATTTTACAGATTCAACACGGCAGGTAATTATCTGCGGAACGTTTGAGCCTCTGCCAATATCGATGTGTCCGTTCATACCAACGGTTATCGGCGAAGAGCCTCCAGGACTATACTTCTTATTCCAGTTTTGAAGCAAACACTCGAAACTGCTAACCTCTTTTGTCCCGCCCAAATGCACTCTTAGCTCGATGACATCGCCTTGGGGCGGAGTAACAGAATCAAAAGCAACAGCAGCCTTAGGAATTTGAACGCTCAAGGCTCTACACCTCTGCGGTAAAGCTCCTCTTCGCCAGCACGGATAATGCTGGGAACCCGTGCTGTTGGCATCTCAGAAACCGCTGCGTTATACTCCTTAACGCTGTCAGTGGCAGCATTCATTTGTGAGGCGAAATACGCCATAGCAGCTGCTGCAGCAATTATGACGCCTATGCCCACACCGGTTAGAGCCAAAAAGGTGGCATGTGAAATGTTTAGGGCGTTTTGGGCGTGGACAGCAATCCATGTGGCTGCAGCCTTAATCTTGTGGGCTACCGCAACCGCCAAGCTGCTTGAAGCGTTAGCTGTCTGTGCGGTTGTGTTGACGGCTACGGCTGCAGTGTGCCCAGAGGTTAGTGTGATGAGATAACTTTTGAGACGTATCCATGTGCTGACAAGCGTTATAACCGCCAGAACGGTTCTCGCCCACTTGGCTGTTTCCTTGTCAACCATGCCCAAGTCTCCAGCAAGGCTTATGAAGGCAGAGCTGAACGAGACAATGCTGCTGAAGGCTGTGGCTACTGTGCGGAGGCTTACAGTGGTGGCTTCAGCCTGTGTTTTCAAGGTTTCAAAGCCTCGTGCTGAGGCTCCAACTGCTGAACCCATGGCAGCAGCGTCAGAAGCTACTCGGTGAAATTCGCCACTTGCCTCGTTATATGCTGTGATGGTTATTGCTAACTCGTTGAAACTCATCGGAAACCAACCTCCGCCTTCGCT